ATAGAAATAGTTGCTTACTTTGTTTTGACATTATCTTAATATTTGGATAATTGAAAACATTTTCATATAATAAACCAAAAGAAAGATAAACGTTATGACCCGTAAACTGGACAAAGAACATTTAGAAAAAATTCAAACGTTACGAGATGAATTTGCAAAAATTACATCGATTGTTGGAAACATTACAATTGAAGAAATAATATTGAAACGACAATTGATTAACTTGGAACAAGAACGAGAACGATATGTCGATCAAATCAATGATTTGCAACAACAAGAAAAAGAACTTATAGAAAAAATGCGTGCACGTTATGGAGAAGGACAAATCAATGTAGCAGAAGGAACGTTTACTCCCGATACAGGTTTAGCAAAATAACACAATATTTATATAAAAATCATTAAGGAGTATAATAATGGCAGAAAGAATCGTTTCGCCCGGTGTATTTACGAACGAGATTGATCAATCGTTTTTAGCCGGCGGAGTAGCACAAATTGGAGCAGCTGTTGTAGGACCTACCGTAAAAGGACCTGCACTAGTTCCCACACAAGTAACATCATTTTCAGAATTTCAACAAATATTTGGGTCATATACAGATGATTCATATGTACCGTTTGTTGTTCAAGATTATTTACGTAATGGAAATGTAATTACAGTAACACGTTTATTGTATGAAGATGGATATTATCTATCAAATGGAGCATTAGCAATTGTTGCTAAATCTGGATCTGGTGCAACTAAAGTTGAAGTTGTAACTCACGTATTACATCCAACACAGGCAGTAACAACAACGGGTGCAACTAACTTATTTGAAGATAGCGTATTAAATAATGCATCATCTGGATCATTTGAACTTAAAATTTCCGGATCATATGTTGCTGCAGCAAATACAGCAATTGGATTTGATGGTTCATTCTTAGTAGCAGAAGGAGCTTCAATTTCATCTTCTATAGTATCAACAAGTAATTCATATCTATCCAAAGTATTTGGTAATTCACCTAAGTCAGTTGATTATCCAGTATATGTTCAGTATGAAAACAAAACGGCGTCTAGCTTGTTTGCAAATTTAGCAAATGTAACCGTAGAATTAGTTAAACTTTCAAATTATGAATTTTTGCAAGACTATAATACTGCTGCAACGCCATGGATTACGTCGCAAAAAATAGGAAGTATTACTAAAGATTTATTTAAATTCCATACATTATCTCATGGTACTTCTGTAAGTCATGAAGTAAAAGTGGGTATTAGAGATGTAAAAACATCATCAGAAGTATCAGATCCTGCAGGATATGGAACATTTACTGTAGAAGTACGTAGAGTTAATACTACGAATATTCCGAATTCACCTTATTCATCTCAAGATACTGACGCACAACCTGATTTAGTTGAATCATTCTTAAATGTAAATTTAAATCCAGATTCGCCTAGATATATTGCACGAGTAATTGGTGATAGATATCAAACCATAACAAATTCTAATGAAGTAGTTATTAACGGAGATTATCCAAATTTATCTAAATATATTAGAGTTGAAGTTGATCTAGGTGTATCTAATAAAACTAATGATAAAACGTTGATCCCATTTGGTTTCCGCGCGGCAAAATGTCCAATACCAATGGCATCTGGATCTTTGAATTTAGCGGCTGTTTCGTATAGAACATCACAAATACAAACATCATATAGTTCTAAAAATTATTTTGGATTCAATTTTGATAATGTAAACAACTTAAATTATCTAGCTCCAGTACCAACTTCTGGTTCTGTAACAGGTAGCAACGTTGATTTCTATTTAGGAGATGTTAATCAATCTGCATTAGCAGCATTCCCGACATTTACGACAGCATATTCTGGTTCATTAGAATCTGCATTAACGGGCGGAACATTTACTGACAACGTTGCAATTGGAACACGTAAATTTATCGTACCATTCCAAGGAGGGTTTGATGGAGCTCGTCCAAACTTACCAAAGTATAGTGGCGTTAATATTGCTGCAACAAATACATTTGGTTTTGATTGTTCAACAACAACGGCTACAGGTACAACGGCTTATAACAAAGCATTTGCATTACTAGGTAATACAGATTACTATGATATGAACATGTTAATCACTCCAGGTATTGTAGCAAGTTTGCATTCAGCAGTTACCGATGCAGCTCAAGAATTAGTTCAAGATCGTCAAGACACGTTCTATGTAATGGATTCTAATGCATTAACTGATTCAAATGATACAGTAGTTCAACAAGTAACTACATATGATAATAATTACACTGCAACATATTGGCCATGGGTAAGAATTATAAATCCTAGCAAGAATGTTCCATTATGGGTACCGCCATCAGTAGTTGTCCCAGGTGCATTAGCATTTAATGATGCAGTATCTCAACCATGGTACGCTCCAGCTGGTTTAAATCGTGGAGGTTTAACATCAGTAACTGATACTTATAAGCGTTTGTTGCAAAGTGATAGAGATTCATTGTATGAAGCTCGTGTAAACCCTATAGCAAACTTTGTTAACGATGGAATAGTTATTTGGGGTCAAAAGACATTACAGGCTCGCCCAAGTGCATTAGACCGAGTAAATGTTCGTCGTTTACTTATTGCAGTTAAGAAGTTTATTGCATCTTCAACACGCTTCTTAGTATTTGAACAAAATACAGCTAGTACAAGAAACCGTTTCTTAAGTATTGTTAATCCATACTTAGAGCAAGTTAAAGCTCAACAAGGATTATATGCATTCCGCGTTGTTATGGATCAAAGCAATAATACACCGGATGTAATTGATCAAAATATCCTTTACGGTCAATTGTTTTTACAGCCAACAAGAACGGCAGAGTTTATTATTTTAGATTTCAATATTCAACCAACAGGAGCAAGTTTCCCAGAATAGAATTTAAAAAAAATAAAATTTTTGAAAAAGGTAGGCTTCGGTCTGCCTTTTTTCATGTTCATGATATTTATAATAAAATTAAAGGATTAATAACATGGCATTATTTGATCAAATAAATCAGAATCTATCATATGCATCTGAAAATGAGATGTTTGATACTGCGTTTTCATGGGAACCGAAAAAACAGCATCAGTTTATTTTAGAACTAAACGGAATTCCATCATATTTGATAAAAACATCAGATAAACCAACTATCTCAAACGGCGAAGTTGCATTAGATATGATTAACGTTAAACGTTATGTTAAAGGTAAGTCAGAGTGGAATACAATTTCAATGACTCTTTACGATGCAATTGTTCCTTCTGGAGCACAAGCAGTAATGGAATGGGTACGTCTTCATCATGAATCTGCAACAGGACGAGATGGATATTCAACATTTTATAAAAAAGAAATACGATTACATCAATTGTCACCACTAGGCGAAGTTGTAGAAGAATGGATTTTAAAAGGTGCATTCATTACTGAAGCTGGATTTGGAACATACGATTGGAGCTCAGATGCAGTACAAGAAATTTCATTGAGTATTCGTTACGATTGGGCATTCTTAAATTTCTAAAAATATAATATTTATGGGGGTGTTTACCCCCATTTTTTATGTTCATACATATTTATAATAAAGTTACAAGGAATATATGAGTAAAGTTACTACAAGATTAAACAATCAAGACATCGTTAATTTAACTAAACAACGCTACGAATCTCAACAACGAAGCAAATTGCCAACTGTTATAATAGATTTATCAAGTAAAGGTTTAATTTATCCGGAAACAAGTCCACTCCGAGCTGGGCAAGTAGAAATGCGATATATGACTGCATATGATGAAGACATTTTAACTAATATTTCTTATATTAAAAATGGCATCATGTTTGACAAGTTATTAGAATCCGTTATAACGTCTGATATCGATGTCTCCGAGATATCTAGTACAGATAAAGACGGATTGATTATAAATGCTAGAATATTAGCATATGGTAAAGATTATCCAGTATCCGTTAAAGATCCAGAGTCAGGGGTCGAACTTTCTAGGGTTGTAGACTTATCCACATTGCAATCTAAACCATTTTTATTAGAATCAGATGAACATGGCGAATTCACATATCAATTAGAAAACGGAACTGAAATTAAATTTACTTATCTTGTAAAATTAGATACCGTAACTACAGTTAGTGAAATTTTAAATAAAATTATAACTCAAGTGCGCGATTCTAGAAGCAAAGAAGATATTGAATATTTTATACGTTATGAATTTTTATCTGCAGATGCAAAACGTTTCCGAGATTTTTACGCAAAAAATGCACCTGGCATAGATTATAACTGCGAATTTGAGGGTGAAAATGGAGGCACCTTTACTGCCGGGTTTCAGCTTGGAACCGACCTTTTTTGGTTTTGATCCTGAATATCGCATTACGCTTCATGAAAATATTTTCAATTTGATTTGGCACGGCGAAGGTCGTTGGGACTGGGATACTATATATAATATGCCGGTTCATTTACGACGTTATTGGATAAAACGTGTTAATGGAATTATTAAAGATCGAGAAGAAGCTGTTAAAGAACGTATAGAAACTGCAAAAAAGAAACGTACGCAAGGCCCAAATTTACGTAGATAAATATTTATTATAAATGAATTCAAAACAGCACACATATGATTTGATCCGTAGGTTGAAACAACAACCTAGACACGGTAATATGCTTGATGAGCTTAATGATATGACCAATTCGGCCGGGAACTTTCTTTCAACTATAAAAAATGCAGTTGGCGGTGCAGTAGATTTATTTGCAGATGTTTCAAAAGCATACCTAGCCATGGCTAAAGACATTGATAAGACTATTGCGTCTCGCATCGGTATTGGTAAAGCAATAGAACTAAATCAGGCTTTAGCAGACACATATAAAGGATTAGTTGAACCGGCATTGTATTTCGAAAAACGTTTAAGTGTTTTAAACAAAGGAATGGGAATTACTAGTAAAGCTGCATCTAATTTAGCAACAGCATTAACAAACAACTCTCGTGCAGTAAACGAAACAAATAAAGCATTTATACCAACTAACGAACAACTATTACAATATTCTGTTAACATTAAAAAAATGTTACCAACACTCAATCAAGTAAATGTAGCTAATAATGCACAATTTAAAGGTCTTCAAGATGTTCAACACATAATGACACAAAATGTAGGGTTATCAGAAGATGCTGCAAATAGTTATGCACAATATGCTGCACAAGGAGATCACAATGCAGCATCGCAACTTCGTTTTACTAAAGCATTTGCTGAGTCATTAGATCCACATGGTACAATTGGTGCATTTAAAATGATTACCGAAGATATAGCTGCAGCTGGTGCAACAACGCAGCTTCAATATGGACGAATCCCGGGTAGTTTAGAACGAGCAGTAATGAAAGCTAAGAAATTTGGGTTTACTTTGCAACAAGTGACTGCTGTTGGTGAAAAAATGCTAGATATAGAATCTAGCACTGGTGATGAATTAGAATACCAACTATTAACAGGACGACGATTAGTAGATATTAATGGAAAAAGTTTAACACAAAAATTTCGAGAAGCTGCAGTAACAGGAAATGCTGTAAAATCTGCAGAAGCATTAAATCAAATCGTTGAACAAGAAGGTAAGACATTAGAAGGAAATTTATTTGCACGTAAACAAATGTCACAACTATTAGGTATTGATGAACAACAACTTGCAAGTGCAATACAAAAGAAAAAAATTCTAGATAAGATGTCTTCGAAGGGCGTTGTTTTAGATATAGACGACGAAGGTGCATTAGCTAAGGCAGCAGGTGAGTTAGCAAGGTCTGGAGATTTAAATGAATCTGAATTAGAAGAATTCCAGAAAGCAACGGATACTAGAACTACCGATGATATTTTAAATCAACAATTGGTTTTGATGCAAGAACAGTTAATGGCTACATATTTAACGAATGCTAACTCTGAAGAAATTAGAAACGCAATTTTAGATGGAGCAAAAAAAGCACAATTGAAAAATATGGCAGACATGAAAGCAGAAGATCTAAAAGCTCTAGGTTCCGCGTATGCAACAATGTATACTGCAGTTCAAGGCGTTACCACCGTAAAGAATTTTGCAACAGGCCTAATGTCTGGAGCAAAACCAGCTAGCCCTGCCGTCCCTGCCAGCGGTGGTGCTCCTAGCAGAGCTCCTGGCGGCGACGTAGTTTCAATGCCAGGTAGAACAACAACGCTAGTTGGAGATTATGGTGAAATATTTTTAGATCCGCGCGATGCTGTCGCTGCCGGACCACCTGCAGCAATTGCTGGATTGATGTCTGGAAATTCTTCTGGAAATAACGCAGACATAGTACGAGCAATTGCTGATTTGAAAAATACATTAGTTACAGTCATGTTAAGTCGACCTGCAGAAGGATTAAATCCACCTCCGGCATGGGCATAAAAGGTCAAATATTATGAGTAATCTAAATCCAACAACGGGTAATCAATCGCAATTTTTAAAACCATTCGATTTGCCTGATATTCTTCCGCTTACGCCGACACCACTTAATCCAACAGTTGGAATAATAAATTTAAGTAATAATATTGAACGTACGCAGTGGAATCAATCATCGCAACAAGACAATACACCGGTTGGCAATGGAGATTATGCAAATTGGTCTCCTGCAAATACTGAAAATACTAACATAACGTTAACGAGTCTAGGATCCAGAATTTTAGGAATCGGCGCAGCTAGATTAAGTGGGTTTACCGGCATACCGCAAATTGCACAAGGAGTACAGAATTTGCTTTCATCTGGACCGCCACTTTCTGGATTATATGCAACGTTACCATTCGATCAATTACATCCTGCATGGGACGTTAACACTACAATTGCACTAGGATTAGGAGTAAATACTGCAGGAATAGGATCACCCGAATCTAGACGTTTACAAGGTAGCCCAGTTAAATATGATGATTTCCGAAGCCGTCTATCATATATACCAATTCAAGATGGACAAATTAATTTAAGTTCTAGAATTAATAAATTGCAAGTGAACGGGGCATCAGCTGGGGCTTTAGGTAGTGTAACATCATTAGTTTATGCCGGAGCATCTGCATCGCCGGTAGGGCCATATAGCATATTTAATTTAGAATCTTGGTTTGGATGGGGTGAACACGATGATCCTAGTGCAATACGAACTGATTTTACTGCAAAATCTCATGTAACTACGAGATGGGCAAATGATAAATGGGTAAAAGTAAATGCAAAATCAACGTTTGGACGAACAACGGCTTTAAGCGAACTTGCATTGCCATTCCGCGGAGATAAAGTTAATGTTATAGATTTTAGTAAACGAACACAACAAAATGCATATCGTTGGATTCCTAGTAATAATATATTCGGAGATTCTATAGCACAAAATGCTGTAGACTTTTTGAACAATACTAGAGACTTCATTAAGTTTTATTTTACGGGACCTAAAATTCAACCAGGCGGAAAACAACAAGATGATGTTATTGTATTCAGAGCTTCAATTACTAATTTAGGAGACTCATTTAGTGCCGATTGGTCTGAAATCAATATGATAGGACGAGCAGATCCAAATTATTATTATGGTGGTTATGGTCGATCGTTGTCATTAAGTTTTGATGTATATGCAACAGATCGCGATGAATTAAAACCAATTTGGCGAAAACTTAATGCATTAGCTGGATATACTGCACCAATATATGATAAATCTAGTATAGCTATGCGAGGTCCATGGATGCGTATAACTATAGGAGATTTATTTATTCAAACCCCGGTAGTTTTAACAACGTTATCTTATGATTATGGCTTTGATGCCCCATGGGAGATTAATATAGAAGATGATTCAGAGATGATGCAAGTACCTTTAAAGATTTCTGTACAATGCGGATTCAATGTAATTGGAAATGATATACCACAAAACAACGGTAGATTCTTTGGCTTAGCTAAACGCTTTGACGATAATGGTATTGGTATAAGTAATAGTAACAATTGGCTGAGTGATTTTCAACCACAAGCAGCAGAGACCGAACAACCATTTGAATCTAAAGATAATAATAAAAAGAAACAACGTGAGAAAAGTAAAGAATTAAAACAAACAATTCGGAACATTAAACGAACATTAAAGGATAACGATGTCAAGATATAATCTAGCTACAGCATTACGAAATCAAAATCAAAAAAGATACTTATCTACGATTATATTTCCAGTAGTTCCATTATCTGATTCTGATATATTTATTCAAACCACTAGCACAGAACGATTAGATAAATTGGCTGATAGTTTTTATGATAATGTTTCACTATGGTGGGTGATTGCTGCAGCAAACGGCTTAGGAAAAGGAACATACGTAGTTCCTCAAAATACAAGATTACGAATACCAGATCAAAGTACAGTACAAAATTTATTAATCGAAATAAATACTTCTAGATGAGCGAATTTAGTTATTTTTATACAGAGATAGATCCAAATCTACGCAAAGAGTTAGATGCTCGAGGACGAACTGGACGTTTTAATAGATCTACGGACAGTTTAGAATATATGTTAGGTAAGATTGCAAATGTACAAGTAGAAGCATTCGAGGGGTCAAGTAGTTTAGGTACTCCTATTGCAATACTAGGCGGTAGTACGACGCGTACTGGAAGATATCAACCATCAGGCCCTGACGGATTTTTGAGTAATCCAACATATACAAAACCAATTGTAGAGTATTACAAAGATGATGAAAAATTTGCAATCGATCAAGCAAATGCAATTTCTAACCAACAGCGTGCACCGCAATTAGGATATGCATATGACTCACAAAAATCATATCAAGACGATTCTAGAAGAATAGGCCCGGTATTAACTGGAGTAGATGTGAGCGTAGGAGACCATTCAATGGCTTTATTGAATAAAGCTACCATAAAGTTTATAGTACCTAATATTGATCGCGATCTAGATTTTGTAGAAAGCGTTTGGTTTCGCCCGGGTAGATTTTGTAAAATTATAATTGTACATCCAGAAACGGCTATCGTATCTAGAAAAGATACAGAAGGTTTACTAACAGAAGATACTATACCGCAAAAAGATAAATTAAAAAAATTATACGGTGAAGATTGGCCAATAGATGATTATCTTAATGAAGTAAGAAAAATGAATCAATTTATATTTGAAGGATTGATTACATCATTTGATTTTTCATTAACAGAAGATGGATCTATCGATGCAACATTATCATTATCGGGACGAAGTGCCGTATTTGCCGATGTAACATTACTTACAAAAACCCCAGAAGCTGAAAGTAAAGCAGAAGCTAGGCCTAAAGTAGAAATTGATCCAATATTACAAGTTCCTGTAATTCAAATTGAAGCGCCGGCGCCGAATACAGTTGTTGGGCCATCACCTGAACCATCAGCTCCAAATGTTCCTTTTAATATTTTAGAAGCGGCGCGAGAACTAGAAGATCTTAAATCACAACAAGCTAGAAAAGGATTTTATGAACGATTATATAATCAATTTGAAAATTCTATAACACAATTAGCTGCATCTAATCCAGAAATTCAACCAGATATATCTACATTACTAATTAATAGTTCTACAAATAAGGAACAAACTGATAGCTGGATTCTTCGAGGTTCACCATATTCAACATCGCAAACTACAAACAATGAAGATATTTTAATAAATAATGCACCCTTAGAACGTTACGTAACACTCAGTTATTTAATTGACTATGTTAATAAAATTGTCAAAGAAAAACTAGGAGATGATAAAGCTGTAGTTATTAAATGTAGTGATGCATTGACGTTTAGCAATTATCATGCAAATTTAGTATCTGCAGTTCCAGAAGATGTTTTATTATTACCACAAACTTATTCTTCACCTGGAGATATGAATTCATATGGTAATTTAAGTTTTTATGGTAATATTGATCAAGTGTTAAAAGGTACTTGGCCTGGAGTGTATCAAATAACACCTACATCTAAAACTATATACTCTAGTAGAATTTTTATAAATTTAAAATTTGTTGAGAAAGTTGTAAAAGGTTTAAGTGATAATTACGGAAAAGATTTTAGATTAAAATCATTTGTTACTAATATTTTATCTAGAATTGCGTTTGCAACAGGAGGCGCTATAAATTTAAATATGATAAGTCATCCTAGCGATATAAATCAATTGATAATTGCAGATACAAAATTTATACAGCCATCACCTACAAACACCGAAAATAAAAAAGTAAACGCATATTCAGTACCAATGTTTGCTAATCATACTGCAGGTAGCATTGTTCATAGTTTTAATATGAATGCAAAACTACCTACTAGTGCAAAGAATTTGGCATTTGTAATGAATACGTCAACAGATATATCAGAGTCAGAACTAGCTCCATATTTAAATTTCATGTACAGTTCCGGCACCGGAAAAGCTGAACAAATCAATAACCTTTTAATACAATACGAAGGAAAGTATAATCAAGCAATTGCAAACTTAAACGCAGCTCGAGTCAAATATGGACAAAATCCTGGACAAATTAAAGATGTTGTAGAGACATTAAGTAACGCATTAATTGAATACATGAAATATCCAACTAAAGATATAAAAACGTCGCAACAAATGATTGCACCAATGTTTCCTTTCGAAGTAGATTTTACAATTGATGGAATCAATGGGTTGCGATTTGGAGATGTATTAACGTTTGATGCATTGCCTTCTAGATATCGTTATAACACCGTATTCTCTGTAGGCAGTATTACGCATAGTGTAGATACATCGGGACGTTGGATAACTACTGTAAAATGTTTTATGAGGGCGCAAATCTAATAATGGCTAGATTTAAATTATATTATACTGCGGATGAAATAACACCGAATCTTTATACATCAGGTAAAGAATTGATGACTATATCTAATCAAGAATATATAGGATTATATCATACGTATATTACAGGAGAAGTATATTCGCAGCCAATATACGATCCAAAAACATCGGTAAAGCTAATTGCATATAAAGATATTTCTAATGTAGAAAATAAAATTAATAATACATACTCTAATATTAAACCCAATCTATTTTTAAAGTTTATACAGCCTAAAACTAGTTTCCCAAAAATATCTAAACAAGATATTCAAAACGGATATGTTACTAGATATATAATTCAACAAATTAATAATGCAGAAAATATTTTAGAAATCGATCAACAACAATATGATTTGTATAAGAGTAAAAAGATTGATTCGAATCGATATTTTGTAGAAATCATTAAATGGAGAATAACAGGGAATATTGATGACACAAAAACGAATGGCATTGAATCTATAGGCGTAAGAACGGCTAATCAAAAGCAAATCAATTATTTACAAACTAAGATGGCTAATATTCAAAAAATATTAGTCGATCCACTGCAGTATTATATAGATAATTCATTTATATCAGTAATCGATATCAACGGTTTGAATTAAGCAAAAAATTTCTTATATTACCATTAATGATAGTGGATTCCGTAGAAGATGTAATAAGTACGTTACAAGCCGTACGTAATAAACGTGCTTTGCTTGTGCCGATATT